CCTTCTAAAGGTAAATTACTAAGTAGAGTTAGGTCTTCAATACAATCATTTAGAAAGAGATATCTATCTGCTAGATCATTTTTACCTAGATCAGTATTTGGATATAAAGAACAGAAGGAAGCATCAGTAGCTTCACACCTAAATATAGTGGATCAGAACGTTACTGACTTTAATAGACTTTATGATAAATATGAAGGAAATAAAGATAAGCTAAGAAAAGATTTTGACGCATATATACGTGGAGACAAAACTATAGAACTACCTGAAAAGTTCAAGATACTAGCTAATTCTATGCGTAATCAGATTGATGGGTTGTCTAGACAACTAATAGATTTAGGTTTATTAGATAAAGACACTAAAAAGAATGCTAAGACTAAGCAGAAAATTGAAGAAAACTTAGGCAAGTATCTTACTAGGTCTTATAAAGTATATGACAACGCTAACTGGAAGAATGAAGTAGAAGAAGAGGTTAAGCAGAGAGCCTTAAACTTTATGCGTACTCAGTATAAAAAAATGGCTGAAGAATTAGCTAAGGCGGAGAACATGTCATTTGAAGAGGCGTTAAACAACTTAGTTAATAATAGATTTGATGAGCTACTTGACAAGGAAGGTGCTACAAACTTTGTTAAGGGATCAAGACTTGGATCTAAGGATTTGTCTGTTTTAAAAGAGAGACAAGATATCCCATTTGAGATACGTGCATTAATGGGCGAGTATCAGGATCCAGCATTAAACTATGCAAGAACAGTTATGAAACTGTCATCATTAGCTGCTAATCATAAATTCTTAACTGAAGTAAAAGATGCTGGAATGGGTAAGTACTTCTTTGAGAAGAACGATCCTAGGAGAGGAAGAGAGTTTAATACACAGATAGCTACAGAGAAAAGTGAGACAATGAATCCATTAAATGGATTATATACCACTAAGGAAATAGCAGAAGCATTTGAAGCCCAACAAGAAGAGCTTGGTGCATTAATGCAGAAATTTATGAAGCTACAGTCTGGTATTAGATGGGCAAAAACAATTGGATCTGTAGGTACTCACTTCAAAAACGTAATAGGTAACTTAGGGTTTATATGGATAAATGCCCACTATAAAGATATGGGTAAAGCATATATGACAGTAAAGGAAGATTTAATGCCTTACGGAACATATTTAGGAAGAAAAAGAAGAGAAGTGTTTGGTCAAAAGCCAAAAGAAGCTAATGAAGTTGCAAGAAAAATGATGAATAACTATATTAAGTTAGGTATAGTTAAACAATCTGCTGGCTTGGGAGAGATAAGAGATATGTTCAAAGACGCAAATTTTGATACTGCTATGGCATCAAGATTATCTAATCAAAAGCTAGGACTTACTGGAAAATTTGTGAGATTTTTCTTGCAAGGCAAGAAGAAGATAGAGGATACATATCAAGCTGAAGATGATTTCTTTAAGATAGTAGCTTATGAAAATGAGTTAGCCAGATACTCTAAGGCTATGTTTGGAAAATCTAAATCAGATCTAACAGAACAAGAACTAGATGAAGTAAATAAAGTTGTTACTGAAATAGTTAAGAATACTTATCCTACATATGATAGGATACCTGAAGCTGTAAAGATGATCAGAAGATTTCCATTCGTAGGAAACTTTGTCTCATTCCAAGCAGAAGCATACAGGACAGCATTCAATACTATTGCACTAGCTAAACAAGAGGTAATGTCTAAAGATCCTAGCATAAGAAAAATTGGTGCTATAAGATTAGCTGGAGCTACTTCATACCTTGCTGCTAAGACAGCAGTTCTTCAGTATGTTGGTATGGCAGCTGGTACTGGTCTTACTGGTGCATTCGGATACTTCTTTGATGATGATGATGAGGAAGAAAAAGACAAGGATATAAGAGAGTTTGTAGCTCCTTGGTCAAAGGAGTCAGACTTGCTTGTAATTGATGCTGGTAATGGTAAATTAAAGTACATAGACTTTAGTGCTACCGATCCACATGGAGGTATAAAGAAAGCAATAAATGCATTCCTTCTTGGCGAATCAACTACAGATAGTTTTATAGATGGGCTTATAGGAGTAGTACAACCATTCATTGGAGAAGAGATGACTACAGAAGCTATTCTAGCTCTTAAGAACAATAGAGATAAGTACGGTAAAGAGATTTGGAATCCAGAAGATAATGAGTTTGAAAAGATAAAAGCTATATCAGTAGAGATTTATAAACTTGTTGAGCCAGGAACAATATCTTCAATTAGAAGAGGAATTGCATCTGAAGATAAGGGGCAAGAACTCGTGGCTAACTTGACTGGATTTAGGACATATGATGTGGATATAAACAAACAGTTTGGATTTAAAGTTAAAGACTATTCAGAAAGAATAAAGAACGCAAAACGTATATATAACTCAGCATTCTTTAAAGAAGAGTCTACTAAACAAGAAAAAGAACAAGCATATAATAAAGCTAATAACGCACTATCTAAGATATACAAAGAAGTAATATCAGTATATAACTCTGCTGAAAGACTAGGTGTAGATCCAAAAGATTTAAAGAACTCAATGATAGAATTTGGAGATATGAGTAAGTCTGATATATCTAAGTTGCAAGCTGGTGAGATTCCAGATCTCAAATCAAAAGATGAAAATAAGAAAAAGAAAATTACACAGATGTGGTTCTAAAAAAAGGGGTAACTAATTACCCCTTATAATCTAACGCTACATTGTAGCAGTAGTGTAGCTTGTCGATATCTGATTGAATTAAGAAAGGGTGGTAGCGTAGTTCAATATGAACACGCACACCTTTCCTTTTGTAGATGTAGTCCTCGACTACTCTCTTCATCTCTTCAACGGTTACCATTAGAACAGGTGTGTTAGCCTGGCAACCTGGCCATGATCTTTGTGATGTATAAATGCTTCTACAGCCTTCGGTGCATGCTGGTAACCATTTCTATGATGCCAGCTATCTGTACCAGATGGCGAGCGAAGCGTCTCTACACATACAGACATATAGTCCTTAGAGGTCTTATGGTGTACGTGATGACCGTAGATGTACCTATGCTTACAATCAGCCCACTGACTTGGAGCCTCGTGTGCCATAAGTAGTGGCAGGTCTTGAGGCTTAGCTCCATCCATGTGAGTCATGCCTATAAGGTTGCCTCCATAGACAGTGTACTTACGGTGCGACATATCGCTGTTGAATGTAACCTGCGGATGGTTCCTGAACCAAGACGATATAGAGTCTAGCAGCATGAAGCCACTCATGTAGTCGTGGTTAGATGGGTTGTAGTGCACCTCAACGTCAGCAATCTCAACAAGCGTTTCGATTATTTCGACTAGTAGCTTCTTTGCAGTAATGAAGTTGTCGTACCACATACCGTCAGTATCTTGAGGTGTACCAGCTGTAGTTGTCCTTTTAGGTGTATCAGTATGTAGGATGTCGTTTCCTGCGATGAATATCACCTTATCGATACAGAACCCAGATGACTTACTGATAATGCCATGTAGGCCCTCTCTGACCCTCTTTACAGCAGTCTGTTGATCATACGACTCACCAGTCTCAAAGGAAGAAGCAAGCTTACCAATGTGAATATCAGCAGGACTAAACACCATGCAGTGACCTTCACCACTATGACTCCTCTTAATCTTCGAATACTTCGGACTCCACTTAGATATCTCTGCAATAAGGTCTTCCTTAAAGTCCTCATACTTAAACTCATTGCTTTCACCCTTTACGTTGATTGAGAAGTGCTTGCCTTTGTACCAGTAGTGCTTAACGTTTGATGGATCTATACCAACCTTCTCACACTCATCCTTGAACTCGCTATTGTCAACTACCTCTAGCTTGCGAGCTATTCTTCTTCTAAATACATTGTCGTATGGTATGCCTAACTCTTTAGCTACTTCTTTAGCTGTATTTGTCTTAGAGATTTTTTTCGATAGGTATATCTCTATAGCTTTTTCTATTTCATTCTTCATGGTAGGATCGTTGTATGTCGCTCAGTAGTTTCTTAAGCTTGATAGCTGTGTCTTTTACTACCTCTCTGTCCATATCTATCATGGACTCGTAAAGGTCTGAACCGAGCTCGTTGAACTCGTCCATAACTGAGTTAACGTAGGTTACTAGTCTGACATCCATTTCGCAAATGTATGTCTTTATTTTTTAGTTTACAAGCGATCTCCGTATAACTTACTGCTGAAGACATATCGAAGCACTTCGTAAGAGTAAGTCCACTCATCAAACTTCTTCACTCTATCCTTAACCATCATGCGTAGTTGTTGGTTTAGATCCTCTGGTGGTATGCGGCCATCCTCTGTAAGGATCACAGGGTGAAGGATCTTATGTATTTTCAATACCTCCCTCTTCCTCCTGGCTGTTATCACTATGTCCGTTATGTACAGTGCTTTGCTCATGTATGTGATTTACCCATTGTCTAAAAAATCTCTGTAGAGCGATCTGCTGCTCTCCCTCCTCAATCGTTGCGTCCTTCATGAAGTACTCGTCGATGCTACGGATTTGTGCCGCAGTGTTCTGGAACTTATACTTGATGTGGTTCTTGAATAGACCTTCTTCAATAAGGTCATCGATAAAGTCAGCTAGCACTGGACCAACTGCTGTTATCATTGTTAGCTTAATTCCTTCCTCTGTCATTGTGCTCTTTTAAATATAAATCAATTACTCTCTTTGTCTTCTCTAGGTCTTCAATGAACTGACCTTTCTTTCGGCATCTTACAATACGTTTGCATATATCAAACTCGTAGGCGTTTAACCCATGATCTTCAGCAAACTTGTAAAGGCTTCCGTTACTGTTGTTGTAGTGGCTGTCTGCACTCATAGAACCATCTTTCTTTATCACTTAAATCTTCGTAATTATAAACCCTATCGGCAAGCATCTCAGACTCCTCCTTGTAGTATGGCTCTGACTTATGTCCGCTAACAGTTAGTATTATTCTCGTAGTCTCAGCAGCCATGAACTTCTTGAAGTGTGGGTATATTGAGTCAACATGGCATGCATGTTTCCTGCATATATCACTTATCACCATGCCGTCCTTGAAATCCAAGTAAGCTAAATAGCTACGCTTCTCTTGTTGTTCCATCATGGACAAACGTCTTTCCAAATCCTCCTTTCTTAATTTCATTCATCCTAAATTTTTGTATTGGCTTTGGTTGCTTGCCCTTCTGCTTTACCTCATAGAATTCAGCGTTGCACCCTGGAGGCAGGGCTATTATGTCTGGTATGCCGTTCTTATTTGTTACTGATAGCTTTATGACATAGTAGCCTCTACTCTCTAGGTCTTTAATTAGTGCGGACTGTATCTTTGACTCAAGCATTTGAGCAAATGTACACCAATAATAAGTTAATCACAAACCTTGTAGTCTTTTTTAAATATGTTCAGTGTGTACTTCTTCTTGGACTTAACGACCTTGTATATCTTGTCCTCTATACCATTCTCAGAGAAGATCCAGAACACCTTGTTGTTAAGTCTATCGATGGTAGTCATACGATCTCTCGCCTGCCAGTAGCTCACAGCACTGTGCATGATGTTGTAGAACACTAGGTAGTCTGCATTTTTTAAGGATATACCCTCACGCCCAGAAACCGTTTGTAAGGCGATAGCCTTAAACTTACCTGTATTGAACTCATCAATATCTGTAGTCAAGTCATCTAAGAATATAGACTTAAGAGCAACGAGCTCCTCCTTGAACACATAGAATATACCTATCTTATCAGAACTAAACCTATCTCTGATATACTCTGCCTTAGTTGTATCAAGAACCATCGACACTCCTGATTCAAACTTGATCGTCCCTCCGCACAACTGGTGTACCTTCTGCATAAGCTTGGCTGCTGTATCAGCGAGTATCACCTCTTCCTTTCCTTCTACAACTCTGTCTGAGAACAGCTGATTGATAATAGCATACGTCTGAGGTTTCATCTGCACATGCACAATCTCTTCATCAATTGTGGATGAGAACCCTGCCTGTTGCTGTGTGTACGTTATCATCAGATGCGAAAGGTCTGCCATTATCTTTTCCTCTATACCTTTAGAGTAGTCGTTGTACATGAACGCACCTATCCTCTTCTGTGAAGCTATGGCGTAGTCATTGGCCCACTTGTAGAACGTTGAGTACCTGCGCCAAGGGGAGTAGTCTGACACCCACAGCTGATGATAGGCCTGAGAGAATGACTCAGGGAACGGAGTTCCAGATAGGAAGATCATAGGCTTGCTACTGAATAACTGTCTGAATAGCTTCGCTCCTGCCGATGGCTTAGGGAACGATCCGTGCCTATGTGACTCATCCATGATCACTAAGTCGTACTGACTAGGGTTCTCTAACTTATGCAATGACTCATTGTTGAGTATTGTTATATCATAATAATTGTTAAAACCAAAGTCGTTGTAGTCAGACTGGATGGATGATATAGCTTTCTTCTTGGTTAGGAACAGAACATTCTTCGCACCGAAAAGCCTAGCTACCTCCATAGAAGTAGCTGACTTTCCAGTTCTCACTCCCCATGCCATGTACAGAATCTTGTACATGTTTAGTATCTCTAGACCCTTCTGTGCGCCAGATGATTGATATTCGCGTAGTTCTTTCATAAATCATTTATTCTTTGCATTGAAATATCATAATACTTTTTATTGATTTCACTTCCAATAAATCTTCTATTCATTTTTTTACATACATAAGCAGTTGTTCCAACTCCAATAAATGGATCATAAACTATATCATTTTCATTAGAAAAATTTAAAAGTATATTATTGACAAGTTCTTCTGGGAAAACAGCTCCATGTGATTTATCTATTTTTTTACCTCTAGATATTTTCCAAATATCAGATAGTGAACCTCTATTAAAATTATACTTATCAAATTTTCTGCTTATTGAGTTATTGTTATCAAACACAAGTATTAATTCACTTTGCCTATTTAAAACACCAGGTAACATTGATGGTTGAGAATGTCCTTTATCCCATATAATTATGTCTTTTAAATAGTCTGAATATTTACCTATTATTTTAAAGAATGCTCTTTTGCTTCCAGTTACAATTTGAATGTTATAAAATATTAAATTACTTGTCCTTAATAATTCTGATAGAACATTAGAATGAAATGAATAAAAATCATCTATTGGTAAATTATCATCAAAGCCTTCATATTTTGAACTGAATTCTTTGACTATTTGTCTTGAACAATATTTACCATTCCTAATACGAAGATTCATATTATATGGTGGAGATGTTATAACTAAATCAATAGAATTATTACTCATTTTGCTTAATGTATATAAGCAGTCTTCATTATAAATTACATTGGTTTTCATTCTTAAAACATATTAACTTGTTCATCATACTTTACATCAAACCTAATCATCTTACCTGCCGCTGATCTGTACGAGTGAGGCTTACAGTTGTACTTAAAGTCTCCCCATAGATCCAACCACTTGTAGAACTTTGTCAGCGGAATAGCTAACTTACCTCGTGGACCGTAGTCAGGGTTCTGCTCTACGAAGCTGTAGTACAGCGCATTCCCAGGATTCTCTGCATGACTCTTAGTCAGCATGTTGTCCTTGTCAGCACACCAGTCGTAGAAGTTGTAGTCAGTCTGAGCAATGAACTTACGTTCACGTAGGTTCTTGAACTTAGCCTTACGCAGTCCCTTCTTAAGGTACATCTGTAGGTTGGAGATCATGTAGTTGTCAAACTTAGCCCACTCCTCTTTACTCCACTCAGTGAAGAGCTGATGACCGAACTCTGTCTCAGGCGTAAAGTCCTTGCTGTAGTACTGTGCGAACTCTAGCTCCCACTTACGACGCTCAAACGAATTACCGTCACCCTTGATCGCATAGTTAGTTGTGATCACTATCTTCGGTGATCGCTCGAACGGTATATGGATCTCATCCTTGTTCTTCTTTTCAAGTGTTATACCCTCAGTGATAACTGAGAATAGTCTCTCGAAGTCAAAGTTCTTGTTCACGTCATCGAACACAAGTAGCTGAGTATCAGCAGATACACGCTGGTATGGGAACGACTTAGTGAACGAGAACGCCTTACCATCAATAATAACCATTCGCTTCATGTGGCTGATCCCTTGAACATACAACCCCTTACCAGTACCTCCAGATGGATTGTCAGATATCACCTCGTCATTAATAATTACAGCAGGCGAGAACGAAGGTGGCTTATAACTATGCATTAGGTATCCTGCTGTGGACTCAATGCTGTTGATTCGATCAGACTCTTGACCTCCAATGTTATGTACAAACTTACGGTATATGCTGTCCTTGTACTCGCACTGTACGTAGTCTCTGTTGATCATCTGGTTCTGCCATATGTACCCATCAATATCTGAGTAGTCTATGGTCTCAACCTTGTCAGCTGTCACCTTTACAACGCAGTTACGGTAGTACAAGTACGATACGTCCTTGTCGTCCTTCATAATGTTAGGGTGAATAGTGTTTAAGAACGATAGGTGATCTTCCTTGAACAGCTTACTCTTGTCAGCAAAGTAGTTGTATATACTCTTGTCTTCAAGGTTGTACAGGTAGTCATTAATTACGTGATCCTTTATCATAGTATCGTTCGCATCAGACACAATGTTGTTGCGTACCTTCACAAATACGAACACACTTCCACCCTCAACAAAGTACTTACCGTACCCAAGGTACTCAAGGTATTCCTTGTACAGGTGATTGATGTGCGTTATAGCACCCTTACTACTCTTTGTCCAGAACACTGTGGGATCATCTGTCTCAATATCTGAGGCTATAGCCTCAACTACATCAGACGCTATGTTCTTATTTATACTCACAAGTTCACTAACTGGTGTACCTTTCTTTGCTAAGGTCTTAATACTGTCAACCTTCTCGTTGTCCTCGTAGAACTTGCTCCCATGAGCAGCTGTATTCTTGTATGCAGACCTAACGATGTTCATTATCTCACGATCCTTGTCTCCCTCATCGTAGCTCAGTAAAACAGTCTGTGCCTCTGACTCAGGTATACCAAAGTCGTTCAGTGCTGAGGCTAGGATAAACAAGTTGTTGTTCTTCTGGCCTTGCACCATTCCGAAGTCACGATCCCACCATATAAGTAGCCTTCTGACTATCTCGTTGGTGTTGTCTAGCTTAATGGTGTTACGTGATGTCTTGGTGTCAAATACTGTATGTTCTTCGGTAGTTATTTGGTTAAATTCCTCGCTATCTGCGTTAACAAATAGCTCTGGATCGTATGACTCGTAGCATACACGGCTAATATCCTTCGTGCTGTTGTCAAACTCAGGGACGTTGTAGTATTTTTTTAGGGATAAAAAGTAATTCTGATGGCTTTCGATGTCCTTTGGTATCTTCACAATCACCTTCAGTCCGTCACCGCTAGGAGAAGTAAACACAGCGTAAGAGTACTTGTCCTTCACTAAGAAGTCACGGTAGTCTATCATTGACCACTCGTCAATGAATCCATCGAAGTCTATGCATATGAACCCACTGTGCTCTACTATTCCTGCCTTTGATCGCTTGGTGAACTTACCACTAAAACATATTGCAGGTAGATGCTTCTTGATCTCGTTACGCTTATGCTTACTGTCAGCCCCAGGGTACATCCTGATCTGCTCACACAACTCCTTTGATTTACCAGTGCGTATACGATCAAGAGCCTTGTCAACAGATATGTAGTAAGGTTTATCAGTTTCAGATATGTTCCTGAATAGAGTTATCATGAGATTAAAATTAATTGGTTAAAAAACCCACAGACATTACATCTGTGGGCTCTACGTTTATGGTTACCTAATTAGAAAGGAAGATCCTCGTCATCTGCTGGTGCAGATTCTAAGACTACAGGCTGTGGTGCAGATGAGCCTTCTTCGGCCTCTACACGCCATGCTTCCAATGTGTTGAAGTACTTGGTCTCTCCTTGTGGAGAAAGCCACTCACGTCCTCTTAGATTGAACGACACCTTAACTGACTGCCCCGTTCCGAATGAGTTAATCAAGTCGCACTTGTCCTGAGTAAGTTGGAACACTATGTGCTGATCATACTTCGAGTCCTTGTCGCTTAGCTCTGTTACAACGAATTCACGCTTCTTGAACTTCTCAGATACCTGTGCAGTATCTCCGATAAACTTGATGACACCAGTCATCTGAAATTGATTTGTCATTTGTTTTTGTTTAATAAATAATCCTTATACTCTTGCGCATACTTGAATGCAGCCTTTAATCTTCTGTCCATGTGAACGATGTCATCATCTGATAAGTACACTGGACACACAGTCACACGTAGGTTGTCAGCTAGGTTATCAGCGAAGTGTAAGCTGTCGTGCTCGTACTCTGGGACCAACTCCTCTGGAGTAGTAACCAAGCTGTGGAACACCTCACCTTTACGCCAGTCCATACCCGTCATACCACGTAGCATGTACAAGTACATCTTAACCTGCCATGTGTACGTACTGTTGTCAGCCTTCTCAGGAGTCTTAGGGAAGGTCTTCTTAGACCACGAACTCTTCGCGTCCTTAACCATTAGGTTCTCCTTGTCAACTACATCTGGGTGACCAACAACACTCTTATACGACAGCTCGTAGTACTCGTCAGACTCTGTAAGCTTCTTGTGATCAGTGAAGAACACACGGTTATACAGCTCGATAGCTTGGTCCTCAACATCTCTACCCTTCGCTACTTCCTTGCTATCAAACGTATCCTTGTAATCGTATACCTCACTGTCAACATAAGACTCAATAAGACTCTTAGCACCTACTGGAAGATCTACGTCAGCATCACGCTTAGCGATCAGCTTATCTCTCTCCTCTGCCTGCTTCTCAGTAAGCTTGATCTTGTTTAGTAACTCATCCAGCTTATTGCTCTGTACCTCTGTTAGGCCATCCGTGCCTAAGAAAAGTGGTGCGATGTTATACGTTCTCAATCGCATCCTTCAACAGTTTAATCTGGTTAGGTGTAAGTGTACGACTCGCCATAAGCTTCTCGATAGTCGTTGATCCCTTCTGTACCGATGCAATCGCCTTCGGGAAATCATCGTCAGAGATCCCAGGCTTAGCCTCCTTCTGTGCTACCTGTGGAGGTCTACTACTGAAACGTAGTGCGTCAACCTTACCTTCAGGTGATGACACCTTCTCCACACCTAGTGCGATTGGCTTACCTAGGTACACGTCCTGCTCGACTGTCTCGAACAACTTCTGCAATCGCTTGAAGTTAGTTACGTTTACAACCATTGGCTTTGTGAACTCCTTGAGCTTACAGAACACCTTACGTTCCTTACCCATTGATCCTACCATCTCATCAACAAAGAACTTGTCGATGGTTACTACGAGCTGTGCGTAGCCTTTCTTCTTGTCGTCCCATAGGTCTACTGCGCCTAGGTACTTGTCACTGTCTTTAAAATTTTGTCTCCAGTGCATAATTAAATTGATTTGAGTTGAGTAGTGAATTAACCCATCACTAATTAGGGGCTACAAAGATGAGGATAATTTGCTTATCCTATCCTCATAATCTAAATGTTTGTTGAAAACTTTTAAGTACGTATCATTTAACCTAGCCGCAAGCTCAGTCCTGTCATCTCTTAGAGCAAGCTCTATGTTGTACATGACCTTGTCAGCTCTGTTCTTGTGTACATACGAACACACTGCGAATGCACCGTGATCGAACCCTACTTCCTTGAATATCTGTAGGATCTCCCAGGGCACATCCTCGTAGTGATCGCTGTTAGTCATTGTGTTCTTTACCTCGATCCTTCCATCGTTGAACCGTTCTATCTTTACACCGTGGTTTACATAGAACTCACTGTTGTCTGTCTTAACAAACGAGACGTGTGGTCTCTCCTTTAATTCACTCCATGCCTTCATCATACCCTGCTGTTAGTTTCTGAATCTTGTGCCTGATATCACCACGCATGTAGCCATCTGAGTGAAGACTCAGCTGATATGCCGCGTACCTCTCAGCAAGCTCGTACTTGTTGAAGATATCGTTCTCAGCCTCAAACTGCTGAGGTGTTAGCTCCGCAAGTGATGTCATCACCTTACGCCACGAGTAGTAGATCGTTGACTGGTTCACTGAGAAGTTGTAGTTGTCAAGCAAGTACTGCTGTATCTTAGGAGCACTCTGGTACTTCTGAAACGCATGGTAGTAAACCTCTTGTCTCTGTCTCACTACCTCTGCTTTGCGACTTCTCGTCTTGAAGATCTCATGATTTTCGTTGATTATCTCTTTCATTATAACTAATTAAAAATCCAATAAATACAATTAAATTCATCCCTAATGATGCAATTATCTCGTGTATATCCTCATACACATTTACAGATAGATGCACATGACCTACCATCCAGAATGGAACAGATAGGTTTTGTGATATCCATACGACTAAGTATTTGATAAATTGCATATGTACTTTCTTACATCTATCCAGTACCTCTTTGTGTAGTAGATAGGTATTATACCATAACCACGCCTGAAGAACGCCATCTCGATCATTCTGTCTGCGTGCATAATAGCTAGTCTCTTAGACTTTTCTCTGTGGCCAACCTCCATCCATATCTCGTTGAAGATCTTTACCGCCATATACTCCTCACTCATCATTTTTTATTTTAAGTCCGTACATCATATTTAACCACATCATTTCTTTGTGGCATATCTTCTTTGGGTACCTGAACACCTTCTTTATAAGTGCCTCGCCATAATTAACCCATTCTTCATTCTGTTCACTAGTCATAGTCCACTTGCTGTACCATGCGTCCTTCCTATCCACAATATCCTCGTACTTAACATCGTGACCTGCGATCTCGAACATCTTGTTGATCAGGTCAACTAAGAATTCTTTTTTTCTTTCCGACATATTATATTACATTTAAAATTTCCTTATTATATTTCTCTTTAACTCCTTGAAACAAATGTTTCCATGTATTACCTCTACATATATGACTAACTGTGCTTTGATGTAAGTTATACATTTCAGCTATCATTCTCTGAGTCATCTGACCACTCATGTAAAGAATCAAAATACGTGTAGCAATATCCTCATTTATTTTTGTCCAATTGCAATATTTAGATACCTTGCCTGCTCCTCGTCTCTTATTATCTGAATCAACATTTTTTAATTTCCTCCAAATAGTTGTTGTGGTTACATTATATTGATTAGCCAGTTCTTCCATAGTTATTTTTGAAGATGAGTATTGTTTTTCTATATCTTCAATTGATAATAAAGATAGTTTGGCCGCATTACTATTTCCCTTTTTCATAATCACAATTTATTATTAAAAAACGTCTATTAAAAGCATTAGATTGTGTAGGTAAATCATCTATAGATACTTCTGATGAACATCCAATAATTATTTTTGGATGTATTTTAAATGGATCTTGAAACCTTTTTTCTACGACAACGCCATCTGCTATTAAACTATATAATTTGTCTATATTTGAAACATCTTTAAAGTCATCTATTATTACTAATTCAGTATTTAAATTACAACGATGCCAATAAAAATGACTAGAATGCTTATTATCTAGTGTCCTACCATCTATCCAAGTAACATTTTCTTTATTATACAAACTTGCTATTTCTTTAGCTTTTAGTGTTTTTCCACTTTCAGGTTTTCCTATTATTATAATTATTTTTTTCTCCATTCTATCTCCTTTTTAATTAATTTTATGTGCCAATCTGCACCACCATACTCCAATACCTTCTGTAGGTAGTCGTCGTCCATATCGCATATTGGTACGTACTTCATTGGCTCTATACCACTCACACCTCTGCTACCTCTAAAGGCATGCTTTCTGACTAACTCAAAGTCATCGTCTGCGTAGATGTTGATCGATGTGATCTTCTTCAAGGTCTTCGCGCCATACCTGGCGTAGTCCAGGCCACCATCAACAATTGCCTCGTTCGGGCAACCGCACGTCTTGTAGTCGTGCCTACTGTAGCTGACTATCGTCTTTTCACACTCATGGCATCTTACTGCGTTGTAAACTAATTGTCTCATTTCTCTTCAATTGTGCAACATACTGCACTTTAGTTAAACATTTAATCGGATGAATTCCGTTTAATAGTGCATAATATTACACTTTTTAGTTATGCTTTACGCAACTATTGCGCATAGCAACTAGTTATAGCACATTAAAACGATGCTATAACACGGGCTATATGCAATGCTTAGTTCCGTGCTTCGTATCGAGTTTTGTACTAATTTGATCATAATTTTAAAATATTTTTCCCACCGCACTTTGGCTTTTTCAAAGCCATTAAGGTTTGGTTAGTTGGTTGTTTCTAAATTTACTATAATTTACTTCGTGATGCCATCTATTAAATCTCCAAACTACTTTTACAATATCAGGGTGCTGTTGCTGCAAACTTTCAGCGAACTCTTTTCTATTGTTAGTTTCTGCGTAAATAGTGTCCGTGTTTCCGCCTTTCATTGACATTGTTCCAGCCTTATTGCAATAGCACCAAGTAAAAAGCATAGTGCATAATCCGTCTTTCAATATTCGTAAACTAATGTCAGTGTCCTCGTTATATTTACCACGCCACCTATAATTAATGTTGTTGTCAATTAAAATGCAGGAGTATATCCTTGTATTTAAATAGTATGGGCTTTTAACGTAGTTGTGATGAAATCGGTATCTTATACCTGCCATAGCAATATTTTTATACCTATCTACAAAATCTTCACACAATCTAAAAAAATCACCATTTACTCCATTTATTCTCCTACCGCCTTTTTGATAACCGAACCCGTTTATATTATCATCTAATATCCAATGGCGTTTATCTCCATTTTTTATGGAGTGTTCAAATACCCAATTACGAGCAGGAATTGAACCTTGTCCTAAATTATCAAAAGGTAATAATAAAATCCTTTCTTTCGGTATGGTCGTACAATATTTATCATACTCCAGAGGTTCTACAACTATTTTATATTCAATTCCTAATTTATCAAGTGCCTTTGCTGTAAGTGGGTTTTCCCATCTTCCTTTTGATATAATATAAATTGGGTACTTTGGTTTTATTGTTGTTTTTTTATTTGCTAATTCCTGAGTATCGGTTACATCAATTTTATTACGCTTTTCAGTATCTCTTGTTGGCATATAAAACTCAGGCATATTAATCCAATGTTCCTTCCAATCGTGTTCTTCGTTTCCAAATAAATCCATAAAAACTCCTCCTTAAAAATATTTTAAAATTATTACTGTTGTGCTTCGTATCATCTTTTTTAGGTTATTTCGCACTGCATATAACCACATACGTTATGTGTAAGTGTTTATTTCTTTTTTAACTTCCTCCCAGTAATCCATCATCAACCTATTCTGCCAACGGTTTTCTTCTAGTGCATTAAGCACTTCATCGCATGTAATCAACGCCGCCTGACGCGCGTTATCTTCCTGCTGTTCTGATGTCTGTGCCTCGACTAAGTCGAAGTACTTGTCAATCAGTTCTTTCGCTTTTTCTTTTGTATCCATATCTTTATCAATCATCTGTTCTTCCATTCCTTCCATGTTTCAAAGTCTTTTAGTTTTTCTTCTTTCTCTTTAGCTTTCTTCAGCAACGAATGCCACGTAAACTTATCTTTTGGCTCGTCCCATAGCTTATAGAACAGCCATTCGACTGAGCTTTGTTCCTCCATGTACAACCCTGACTTCTCATCGGCAGAAATCATGTCCGTTAGTGCTTTCTTTCTGTCTTCCATATCACTTATATTTTTCTGCTATGCGTCGTACCTTTTCAACGTAAGTCGGATCACCTGCATAGCTACCGTCCAACCTATCGTAGTACTCATCCTCAGACCTAACCTTACGCATATATGCCGCCTGATACAGCGCATAGTCCTGGACGGACAAACGCCAGTCGTCGTAGTACGCATGGCCCGTATGCTCACGACTGCATGTCGTAGGTCTCTGCCTAGCTACCTTCATGCCGAACGCATTGTTGGTCAGCCTGAATCGATTAGATGTAAAGTGACCACTCTCCAAGATAGCCTGAGCGAACGCGATGTGCGGAAACTTAATACCGCACTGCTTCACGTAGCTATAAAAAACTTCAGGGCTGAAAGAAGGATGATTGTGAACAACGGCCTTCTTCCCCTCAACGATCTTCGTCACTACTATTGTCTCCTTACTCTTATAGGATAAGAGCACAAATGATATTAGCCCTACAGCGACTATCAAATTATTTCGATGATAAACCATAACGTTCCGATTAGATTAATAAATATGCACATGAATAACACCCATACAGTGTACCTATGCCAGGGATTGTGTAACGCTGAGAAGATCACAGCGTAAAAACAAAAGATTAAAAATAAAGGACTGTACCACATAGTTAATTGAATTTAAATTAAGTTAAACAAAGGAGGGGAACCACCCCCTCCTATGAAACCAAATAAAACATGTCTACCATGAACATGTTTTGTGGAGCAGACAGGATTCGAACCTGTACCTATGATTGGATTTCTCCTAAGTATGAGGTGTGCTTACGATTATACTCTCAAATCTTTATCACTCCATCCTATAACGTCTACCGTTCCGCCACTGCTCCATGTCCCAAACGTCATTCAGCACGTCTGCTGAAGAGAGGTCTGGTAATCTACCATAACTTATGTATTCGTTTACGTAGAGAAATGACCACCGCATTGTTCTTATGGTTGAATACAGAGGTACTGTTGATGCAAATCTATGCAATTCTTATAAACTTTGCAAATCTCTGTCAACAAATGTTGCAAAATGTTGACTCAGTGCTGACACAAAAATGTGTAACTGCCTGACTACCAATAGACTAACCTATTTTAGTGCTGAGATGACGACATGACGCAGATTTTTTTTATTTTTTTTATCTCCACGCCCCTTCTCCCTTTATATATACTCTATTATTTTTTTTTCTAATTAATTAGAGTAAAGAGTAACATCTTAACACTAAGAAAGCTGAAAGCTAGATAAACAAAGGGCTAGACATAGTTTTGCGGGCAACATCAACACAACATTTGTCAGCACGATTTAACAGATTTTAACAAATCTCGACACTAATTCAGGAAGATATCCTCGATCGCTACAGCTGTACACCGCAATGGTGCATAGTGCATCACCTCGAATTCTTGGATACCCATATCTAACATATACGATACGATCTCGCTGTACCTCTCCACATGACTCTCCCCATACAGCACACCTATCACCCATTCCTCTGGAATGCCAACAGGTCTGACGACTGCTTGCCACATATCACTTACGTTCTTCCTCAATTAGCACATCGATTACTCCGATCAACCCATAGAAGCCTGCCATCAACAGCAGGCATTCTACTACAAAGATAACTACTTCCATGGCTTCTAATTTTCGTTAATACTATACTGGCTAATCTCGTCCTTGTAGAACGATGAGATATGAAGATCATCGAAGTACATAGGCTCTTCAACCTCCTCATTGCGTAGGATAAAGTCCAGGACAGCACCGAGTTTATGTTCGTCGTTCGTGAATTCATCCAACCAATCGAATGGATCTGTTGAGTGATAGCTAATGAAACCGTCTCGACTTGTGTACCTGTCAGCTATATACCTATCGAACGTTTGGAAGTTAGCAAGTAGGTATCTGTATACCTTTAGGTAATCGAATTCAACATCGATGTAGATCGCATCGTTCTCAAAGTTGTAGTACTTAGGACTCGCAATACGTTCGAACGTGATATCTGATACGAATGGACGCAGTTCCTCTTCAACGAAATCACACATCTTTTTCGCTATCGTCTCATGGTACGTCTCCCAATCAACCATATCATCGAACGTCGTTCCTTCAGGTAACTGGTAGTATTCGTCCTCTCCGTAAAAATCTACGTCATCCCATACTGATCCGTAGAACCCTGTGAACAGGGGTAAAAATGTTTTTGCTTTCATGGTAATTATTTTAATTGGTTTAACATCTGTCTATCTATAGACTCCCATTGCTCGATCATCTCCAGGTCATTTAAATCCTGGATCGCATCTTTGCTCATGGTGTACGTCTTCTCGCTACCTTGGAATCTAACGTGGCGCATGTACCTATTCAACTTGTTAGGCCAATACTCTACGATCTTTCCGTAGCTTTTAAGCTTCTGATCTGTTACTCTTCCGTACATGGCTATCTGTTTTGTTCTACAAATCGTTGCAATACCTCTTGCAACTGTTCCTTTATATCTTCAATGATCATATCATCAAGGGGACTGATGTCCCCTGTTGACAATCCATTCTCCTGCGCAACACCGACAAACATGTCGTTGATTGCTTGATCGATTATTTCTTGCATGATTTCTATTTTTTATTTGGTTATTAATTAAATGCTAACAGATAACAGTTAATACTATCTGCCAATGTGATACGCAAAGCTTTCATGCGTAATTGCGTCATGCGATCATTGAGATCGTGAAATTCGTTTGCTTGCATGGTTCTATAGATTATAAGTTTTTAATACCTTGTCGTTTTGGTAAACTAATTTTTTCACTTTGTCTACCCTTGCAATTTGATTTGGAAATTCAGCATTCAAATACTTTAATGCTTCCAATAATGTATCCGTAGATTTTACTTGTATAAATCTATCGGGCAACATTTCTACTTTGATTGAATAATACGTCATGGTAATTGTTTTATTTGGTTAAGACGGCATCTTGTGAATGCCGTTTCGAATATTGAATTCTCATCAGTTAACCTATTTCCAAGCAGTGATTCTTCGCTTGCTTGTGCTTACTAATTTACCCTCTACGAAGAATCCGATAATCTCGAATTGACCTTCAATTTTAATGATCTTGCTCATGGTGTTTTGGTTTATTTGGTTTATTAATCTACTATCCTAATCCCGTATGGCTTGCATATACATGCCCACTACATGCCATAACTACGACAAACATAAATGCCGCTACAAATAAGCTAATGAAAGCTACTTCGATCAATCTTTCTACTGTTCTCATGGTGTTTATTTTATTTGGTTACCGTTTCGTCCTTTTGGACTCTTCAGAACAGATACACATCTGTTTACGGTCATGAGCGAACACCATTCTCACCATTCTTTTTTGTCTTGTCATCATTAAACCTTAACTTGCTTCCCTTTCATCTATTCGTGTCACCGACCTAGCGACAAAAGTTACCTCTGATAAGGCTTTTTTGACATCGTGTTGTCTTTTGCGTGAAATCGTTTTAAGACCGAACGTCTAATGTAAAGAACTGTTGTTGTTGTTAGCTTTCTCTCGTCTTCGGTGGTTAGCTTTGTTACTCCCTTTTAATTACCCTTCCGATTGATTGCTGAAACAAATTTAAGGTAGTTGATTGGATTATGCAAACTTTCGCATAACTTTTTTTCATTTTATAGCTTATTTATACTCATTCTAAATAAAAATACATGTTATACTTTGCTTTTATATCGGTCTATCTATTGATTATCAGATAGTTACGCGGATATTACGTCGGATTTTGCTAGATTTTCAATAGTTTGGTTGGTGACTAATGTTATTCAACGTCTAAGAACATGCGGCCTTGATCCACGAACGAACGAACGGCATGCCGATTGGTTGAACGGTTGATCGTCTTGCATGGTGTTAGGTATGCTTGTCCTATAATACACATTATGTTAAATAGAATGGATGATCGAATGGACGTCGGCACATACATACGTATGTACGTCGGTAGGTCTATCTATATACCTACAGCTGTACCCATCTATATACATACATGTGTGTATACATATATACATGTATACCTACCTACCTATGCACCCCCTCAACAAAAAGCTAAAAACTTCCATGCATTTACCCAAAATGCATACCCCCCACCTCGATTTAGATCGGTTTTCGTTTGATGGGTGCTTACGTCAAATGGGTATATTACCCACTACCCCCGAATATGCGACCCCCGAAAAAAGATGTTAGAATTTGTTGAAAAGCCCGATTTAGTGTCGGTTTGTGCTGAGTTGATGTTACATGCAAAACTCCTACAGCCCAGTCGTAGTAAGGGTTTTATTGTTTTTAGTGTTAAGATGTTGACTTTTTTACCAATTATAAATAAAAAAAAAATTAGTATATATATAGTAGTAGTAGTAGGAAAAAATAAAAAAAATATTTTTTTTTGCAGTAAAGTCGACATCTCGACACTAAAAATGGTTAACATGCACAGAATCAATAACTTACGTGTTTTTGAGTCGACATTTTCTCGACACTGGACCGACATTTCTCGACACAAGTCAACATTTTCGTACATTCAGAGGTCTAAGAGGCGTCAGACGAACTATGTGCTGCGTTGGCTTACCGATGGTAAGAGGTATATAATGATGAACAATGAAGAGTAGGTTATTGTGCATAGATGATTCCATCAAGGCGGACCAGATAGAGTTCGTGTGCATGGTGTACCCACAGTGGGTGAAGAAGGGTGAGCAGTACACTGTGAGGCAGGTATTGGAGAACGATGGGATTGTCACTGGTGTTTTATTGGAGGAGGTTCGTAACGAGGAGATCTATCAGCAGCTTCTTGGTCGGTATCAGGAGCCAGCGTTTAGGATGAGTAGGTTTGTAGAAATAACTGCGTGCGAGAACTCTGTTTGTAATTCATTTGAATTTACTAACTTTGTCGAGTAATTACTTTTAAAAAACATATGTCATGGCATTAATGAGAACAAGCCGTAAGGCAACAAAAGGTCCTGGTGACCCAGTTAAACCTAAGAACTTAAAGCAAGTAACTGTCACTAGTAAAAAACCTACTTCTGGTGGTAGAACACAAGCTCAATATAAAAGTATGAGTGCTGAAGATCAGTATAAAGAATGGGTTTCGGAGCAGAGAAAAGCACCTAATTATGAATATACAGCTGGTATTGGCAGAAAGGCTGGAGGGTCTAAACTTACACCTTCAGAGCTTGAGTTATTTAATAAAGAGCAGGAATCTATGGGATACAATATGAAGGCTAAAGAGGTATGGTATGCAAAAGGTTCTGAAGGTTCTGAAGGAGCTAAATATGGAAAACCTGGACCACACCAAGTTTACTATGCTGATCCTTCAAAAGAAAAGCAGTATTACAAATCTCCAGCTAAAGTAACTCCTGCTACTCCAGTTAAGACACCTGAGAAAGTTGAGGTAGGTAAGTTGCCAACAAGAAAGCTTACTCAATCTACACCTAGCCCTACAATTATTCAAAAAAAGAAGCCTGAGATGGTTAACAAAGCTATTGAAGGTCCTGGGGTAAAAGGTAAAAGCTTTAAGAATAAAGCAAGTGTAACAAATAGATTAAAAGGTGGATCAATTAATACTGGTTCTGAAGGTCGTAAGTTCCGTAGAGAAGAAAAATTGGCTGGTGCTTATACACGTACTAAGGCATTAGCTGATGAAAACCAAGGACCTAGAGTTGTTGCAGGTGCATTTTCTAAAGAGAAAAAAGCTGGATATAAAACTATGCGTAGTGATCTTAGAGCTGCTAGAAAAGAGACTGGTGTAAAAGTTGGTAGTGCTATAAGAGACACTCGTAAAGCACAGAAGTTCGAAAAGAAGGAGCAGGTAGGAAAAACTAGGTACTTCACTAAAGAAAAAATGGCTGAACAAGTTGAGAAAAAACCTGGTATGAAAGGAAGAATGCAAGCTGGAAAGATGCGATATAAGTGATAAATATATTTTTTTTTAAAAATACCTGCCAAAAAATTTGGTGGGTATTTTTTTTTGACTACATTTGAAGTAGAAACTCAATTAAATAACAACTATGAAGAAAGCAATTTTATCGGCAATCATGTTAGCGTTTAGCTTCATGGCCACAGCACAAGAGACTTACAAGAACCACAGCTCAGCTCCAGACTTTGAGTGGTATTATGTAAAAGGTGACACTAACCTAGTATCATTTAAAGGAAGCAGCTTTGACATGAATGGTATTGTTTACAACTGGTTAGATGCATATGGAATGAATGCCGCAAACCCTGACGAAAAATTCACAGACAAGAAATCAGGTGCAGAGGTTAACGTATGGTTCTACAAGAATGAGTACGATCAGAATGTAAGAATGATGTTCTACAAGAACACTGATAGAAGCATGATTATGTGCAGGGTATTATAACAACCACCACTCTACATAACGAAGACGCATACTTAACGGTGTGCGTTTTTTTATTTATCTTTGTCAAAAAAAAAAGGAAATTATGCCAACAGTACCAAGTGGAACCAAGTTTATAGGCATCTCATCTAATGTAGACACATTGGAGCGGAAGTCATCTTTAGCGAACAGCCCATCACAGATTTATACGATTGATGATATAGTATCTTCTGTACCTGCTCAAGAATCAGTATCGGGTATTCATGCATTGATTAAGCCAATTTCAGGAATGTTGATTACTCCAGCTGTAGCAGGTGGAGGACAGACTACTGTTAACTATCCAGCAGCTGACACTATAGTTGCATACCCGTTTATACCTAATAATACTTTTAGTGTTACAGAGTTAAATGTAGAGGTAACTACAGCAGCTTCAGGCAACAACATAAGAGTTATGATATACTCTCATGGTGAATCAACTGCTCTTCCAGATCAGAAGTTATTTGAATCTGACAATGTATCAACAACATCAACAGGAGTTAAGGTTATACCATGTAGTTTTGAGTTTGTAGCTGGAGAGACGTATTGGTTTGCATCGCATGGTGGGTCATTGGGTATTGGCATGAGGGCGTTAGATTCACCTCAGTTGTTTAGTATAGGTATCAATCCAGCTGACGGTAATATTATCAATATAATACTTAAGACAGGTGTTCCAGTTGGTTCAGCACCACAGACATTTGGCACATCTGTATCACCATCGTTTGGTAAGGCGTGGAGAGTTATTTTAAAAGCTGAGTAAGAATGATGTTCTACAAGAACACTGATAGAAGCATGATTATGTGCAGGGTATTATAACAACCACCACTCTACATAACGAAGACGCACACTTAACGGTGTGCGTTTTTTTATTTATCTTTGTCAAAAAAAAGAATGATAAGTCCATTTGGTATAAAGATAGGAGGTAGCTCTTCCCCTGCACCAGCAGCACCAGTAGGAGCAACATTGATGAAGACAGGGCAAACCACTTCATATCGTACAGGCGATGATGGTGATATAGAAGCTGGTAGAGCAACTGATTTCTTTACTTTACCTAGTAATAACCCATTCGGAAACAACAAGAGGTTTACTGGTATTACAGGAG